CCAGATAAAATTCAACGTGAAGCTCGGCCCACCACCGCCCTGGTCCGCTCGCAGTGGCGCCGGTGGCGGCCCATCGGTCCCCGCTGCCCGCAATAATTTATGAAAGCACTCGATCTTCTGGCCGATTGGGGTTTCGGTCTGCACGATCAGGTGGGCGATGTGACCCATCGCTTCCTCGACAAACAACCCGGCCTTGAGCCGTACCCGGCGTTCGACATTGTCGTCTGAGTCGTAGGCCGCCTTGTGCTGCTGGATCAGCCGGTCGACAGCGGGGTTGTTGCGGGTAAAATGATGCAACACGGCCCGGTTGATAAAGCCGTAGCGGGCACAAATCGTCTCTATTTCCTGAATGCCCTGCGCCATGTCGGTGACAAACGACATCAGCATGTCGTCGCGGACCACCAGATCTGGGTATGTCGGCGGCTCAAACATGGACAAATGCCCTGTTGACAAGGAGTGTTAGGCGAGCATAACTAAATATAGGGGCTATAGTAAGGGCTGAATGCTATCCCCCTGCCGCGGAGGGTAGTTGCCTCAGGCTCTGGCAGGCGTCAGCTCATCGACCCCGTCGTATAATCGCGGCGGCACGGGTTTGGTGCGTCTGGTAAGCCCGGCCCAGCTCGACGAACAAGACGCCCAGCGCCTCGCCGCTCTCTCTGAACTCAACCGACCAAATCCGCTTCCTGCCGACCTCGGCGCGTTCGTTCGCAGCCGCTGGCAGATTATGCGGAACGCCCGCAATAGCGGCGAGAACAACCTCAACGATCGCCTCCTGCGCGCCCAGCGCATGTTCGAAGGCAAGTACGACCCCTCAAAGCTCCACGAGATAAAGCGGTTTGGCGGCTCGGAAGTTTACGCGCGCGTCGTCGCGGTGAAGTGCCGGGGAGCAAATTCTTTGCTCCGCGACGTGTATCTCGGGCCCGACCGGCCGTGGGATATCGCGCCGCAGCCGGCCCCGCCGGTGCCGCTGAACGTCAAGCAAGACATTATGAAGCTGGTCCAGTCGGAGGTGCAGAACCTCCAGCTGGGTGGGCAGCCGATCGATGAGGATCAGGTTCATCAGCGAGTATCGGACCTCCTCTACCAAGCCCAGCAAGCAGCCCGCCGGCAATCTATGCGGCAGGCCGACCAAGCCGGGGATAAGGTTGAAGACCTTCTCCAGGCGGGTAATTTCTACGACGCGCTGGCGGAGTTTTTAACCGATCTCCCCCTCTTCCCCTTTGCCTGCATCAAGGGGCCGGTGGTGCGGATGGTGCCGCGCCTCTCTTGGGATAATGGCAAGGCGGTGCTGGAACAGGCCCCCCAGATGTTCTGGGAGCGCATCGATCCCTTTGCGATCTACTGGACCCCCGGCGTGTCGCGGATCGAAGACGCCGAGGTCATCGAGCGCAAGCGTCTTACCCGCACCGACCTCAATGATCTCCTTGGGCTTCCCGGTTATGACCAGGAAGCAGTGCGCGCCGCCTTGCAGGACCACGCGCACGGGCTGCGCGACTGGATGGACTCACCCGACACCGAGGCGGCGTTGGCCTCCGGCCGGGAAGATCCAAACTTCAACCAAAGTCAAATGATCGATGCTATAGAATATCATGGCAACGTCCAAGGCCAAATCCTCCTCGATCAAGGTGTACCTGCTGAACAAGTCCCTGATTTGGACCGAGACTACGCAGTACAAACTTGGGTGGTTGGACGACACGTCCTCAAAACCCAGCTCAACCCAAGTCCTCGCCAGCGTCACCCTTACTTCCTCACCAGTTTTGAAAAAGTCCCCGGCACCGTTGCCGGGCATGGACTGCCTGACATCCTCGAAGATATCCAGGAAGTCGCCAACGCGACGCTGCGTGCTCTGGTCAACAACATGGGCATGTCCAGCGGACCCCAGGTCGTCATCAACGACGATTGTCTGAGCCCGACCGAGAACGCTGACCAGCTCTACCCCTGGAAGCGCTGGCACGTCATCAACGACCCACTGGCAAACACCCGCGAACCCATCACGTTTTTCCAGCCTGCCAGCAACGCGCAAGAACTTCTGACGATCTACCAGCAATTTACCAATATCGCCGACGATATCAGCGCGATCCCCCGCTACACAACAGGGGAAAGTTTAAGTGGTGGTGCCGGCAGGACTGCTTCTGGCTTGTCGATGCTGATGAACAATGCATCGAAAATCCTCCAGACCGTTGCCTCCAACGTCGACATCGACGTGATGAAGGGGCTTTTAACCGCGGTCTACGACATGATCATGCTCACCGACGAGAGTGGCATGCTCTCCGGCGAAGAGCAGATCGTCGTCAGCGGCGTCAAAGTCGCAATCCAGAAAGAAACGGAACGCCAGAAGCAGCTCCAGTTCCTGCAAATCACCGCCAATCCGATCGACGCGCCAATTCTCGGCAAGCCGGGGCGGGCCCGCGTGCTGCGCTCGGTGGCGCAGAACCTCGGCATGCCGGACGACGTGGTGCCGGACGACCAGGAAATTGCCCAGCAGCTCAAGGCCGAGCAGGACCTCCAGAAGGCGCAGATCGCGGTGCAGGCGCACAGCGCTGCGATGCAGGGTCAGCTCGGCCGCCCGTCGCCGCCGGAACAGCAGGGTCCGCCGGGCAGGGGAGGGCAGGGGGCATCCTCCGCCTCCCGCGCGCAAGGCGCCCAGGCGCCCGCCGCTACCCCGTCGCAGCACAGCGACATCGCGCCACCGATGAACTCGTTTCAGCAAGGAACCCCGTACAATGGCTGACGCACAACGACAGGAATACGGCAGCAAGACCGGTACCGAGGGCGACGACAAGCTCCAGTCCACCGGCAAGCTCGAGATGCTCAAGGGCGGCGGTTCCGGCGACGGTAGCGGCCCTACCGGTAGCTCGCGCAGCTACCCCAAGGGCTCGAGGGTGTCACTAACCGCCGACTTCAACCCGATGAAGGTACCGGCGACGGATTACGGCGTCGGCGGCGTCTAGGGTAACTATAGGACTTGTAGGTATGAAGTCTTTCATCGGCAAAACGGTGCCGGCGGCGACGCACAAGTCGCTGAAAACCGAGCACCTGGGCAACATCACCGGCCGCCGCACCCCTGGCCTGACCACGGTTGGCGGCGGCGACCAGCTGGCGCACAGCCTTAGCCATTACGGCAAGGACGGCCCGCAGATCCTCGGTGATCCCTGGGGGGTTACCGGGTTGCCGCGCCCGAGTGTGTTCAGGGCGGGGCGCCGGTGAGCCTCAACCTCGGCACCGAGGGTATCAACGCCTGCGCCAATCTGGGTCAGCAGGGCGACTTTGTGGCGCTGCGCCTCGCTCTCTTAGAGCAGGTGCGGGTGCAGATGAACCAAGCCCTCGACCTTGAGTCGTCAAAACGGGACGACGCGATCGGCTACGCCCGCGCCCTGCGCGACGTGTGGCAGGCGATCGAAGCCGCGGCAACCAAACAGCGGATCAACGCGGTGCCCAAGCCCGCCCCCGCTGGGGTGAACGCAAATGTCCGATAACACCCGAAACAACGACGAATACGCCTCTCCGGTGCCGCGCGCGGTGCGCGAGCAGGCGGAGCGTGCGGACCAGCTGGCACGCGAGCTGGGTGCAGCCAACGTGTCGGACGTCCCTGACGAGGGGCGGGAACAGGGTGGGGACGGGACGCCCCCGTCTCCACCGGAGCAGCAAGAACCGGATGATCAGCGCGCTCCGGTGCGCGAGCCCGAGGACGAGAGCTGGCGGCAGCGCTTCAACACCCTCCAGGGCAAATACGACGCCGAGGTGCCGCAGCTCTACGGTCAGATCCGCAACCTGACAAATCTCATCACCTCGATGCAGAACGCCCCGGCGCCTGCACCTCCGCCGCCGCCAGCCCCAGTTGCCCCCCAGATCACCGACGAAGACCGTGAAATGTGGGGGGACGATCTCCCGCAGGCGGTGTCGCGCTGGGTGGGTGGGGCTGCGAGCGAAGAAGTACGCCAGCTCCGGGCCGAGGTTGAATACCTCAAGGGTGGTCAGCAGCGCCACGATGTGTCGCTGACCCAGCATTCGGTGATGTCGCAGCTGGATATGGACCCCGACCTCGCGGGGCGGTGGCGCCAGCTCAACGACGATCCTCGTTATCTCCAATGGTTATCGGAGATTGACCAATTCTCGGCGCGGCCTCGACTCGAG